TCCTCATTTTACAAATAGCCAAGCCTCGAAGTTATAGAACTTCCAAAACATCGTTCCAACTGTGAAGCCAGCGTTCTCAGCCAATATCTGATTCCTAACAGATGAATTTACTTTCATGATTGGTCTTAAGTCTCGCTCTTTATTTAATATCTGCTCAGGGGTGAAAGCCTTGCGCTTAAAATCAAAGAAGGCGCCGTTGATGGCTTGCTCGAGTTCCCCATCCTCTTCACGGACTTTTTCAGCCCATATAAAAGCCCCACCCTCAACTAGAGATTCATAGATGTTGCTTAAGATGTTTGGTCTGTCTTCGTAAGGAATAAACTGAAGGGTAAAGATTGAAAGAATTAAACTGGACTTACCAAAATTATCTAAGGCTCTAAGGTCTCGGCGGATATACAAAGTCTCATCATGAGACTCAGGCAAAAGGTTATCGGCTATATCGATTCCAACTTTTCTGCCACGATGCGGAAGTCTTTCTAATAGTTTTCCAGTAGAGCAACCAAGGTCAATCACTTGAGTATCTTCAGTCATGAAGTATGTACTCAGGTCACAGATTGCTTCAGTCAGCGTGTGGTAGTTGGGAATTGATTGAGCAATATGCTCATCAAAGTTTTTAATAGTGTCGAATGAGAATGGCTCAGTAGAAGTCATGAAGTTTTCTACCAATCGCTTCCACGACTGAGATAGTGATTGTCCGTCCGCATCGTTCGTATCTTTCGGAATCTGAAACTCTTCTTCCATCTTCGTAGAACTCCGTCCATCCATCGGGTAATCCTTGAAGGCGCTCGCACTCCAAGGGAGTTAGTTTTCTAATCGCAAAGCCATCCTCATCCCCAATTTGAACTCCGTGACGGTCTTGCGCTGTTATTGTGTACATCGGGTCTCCATCATCTTTAATAAGTCGCCCGTTTGGTGATTTGTTTACTCTTGCTACATCGAGAACTGGTCTAACGAATGGCACATTGTTTCCACCTGTTCCCATGTGAGCCAATAAAGTTGGAGCAACATTCTCAAAAGTTCTAAAAGCATTATCTCTGCGAATGAACTGCTCAACTACATACTGTCGGGAGTTTCCTCCTTTGTAGTAGTGAGCGTCGAGGGTCGGAGAAATGTCGGAGAAAAGCCCCTGCCTTCCTTCTCGTTCTTCCGAGTTCGAGCCATCATTGCTTCTACTTGTTGCTCCGATAGGAAATACTTTTGGTCGGGGGTTTCCTCTAAGATGTCCGATAAGGAATACCCTTTCTCGGTGTTGCGGGACGCCGAAATTTTGGCTGTCAAGCAATTCCCATTGACAGTCATACCCCAAGCCATCCAAGACCTCAAGGATGATTTCGAATGTTCTTCCTCCGTCGTGGTTGAGGAGTCCTTTGACATTCTCAAAGAGGAGATACGGTATTGATTTTTCGTGAGCGAGTCTAAACATTTCAAAAGCGAGTGTCCCTCGGGTGTCATCCAAAGAGAATCCTGTTCGCTTCCCTGCGACTGAAAAAGTCGCACAAGGGAATCCTCCAACGAGGAGGTCGGCATCAGGAAGGTCTCCAGCGGAAACATTTCTAATATCTCGTCCGTCAGGTTGGTGTCCGAAGTTTCGTGCATAAATACTCCTAGGTCTCTCTAACCATTCGTTAGCCCAAACGCACTCATGACCTGTTCTTTCAAGTCCAAGTCGAAAGGCTCCAATACCTGCAAAAAGTTCAATGAACTTCATTAGGCTAATTGTTTCGCTGGTCGTCCTCGTCTACGAATAATGTTCCCGTCGTTGTCGTACTCAGGAACTCTTTCAATATCGTTGCGGATAATTTTGTAAATTAACTGCTCTGATACACCCATGGCTTCAGCAATCTCTCGGTAGGTGATTCTTTGTTTTCGTAATCTAAGAATCAACTGCTTGCGTCTTTTACCCAAGTCTTGAATCTGAGATTGATGGGTACGGATTGCATCTGTTAGAAGTTTGACCTCATCAAGTCCTTTGCCGTCTAACTCTGTTGCTTCCATTACTGTACTCATATCGCTTCTCCTTCTTCGAACAGGCGTTCGACTGCATCATCAAACTTTACTTTCTTATGAATTTGATTCGCTGTTGCAACGAACTCCAATTCAATTTTCAGCATTGCTTTTTTGTAAGCAATTATGTAACCAATGTAAATTGGCAAAATAAAAAAACTGGCAATGGCTAAACCAACTACTGTCCATATTAAACTCCAGTTCATACTTTCCTCTCTTTCCTCGCTCCTCGAATGTAAAGCACTAAAGAATTTCTATCGTTCTGTGGTGGCAGAAAAATTAACGAACGAAGAAATTTTGAAGAGTCATCAGGAAGAACTCCTGCATCAACGATTCCATCGATAGCCGCTTTGACTGCTGGATTACATGCACCTACATCTTGAAGCCTCCCGCCTTTTTGGTGAGGTTCAACGGTGACGCTAATCCACGCCATAGGGGGTATCTTCTCATATTTAGCCAGTAGTTGAAAAGCCGAGCGCCACTCTTTTGTGAGTTTTGCTCTTTCCCATCGATTGCCTGAGCGCTCTGCGTTTGTTGTCCAAGGGCGTTGAGCCAACTCAAGTCGATAAATAAGTTGTTCAGCGTCGTCCGCATAACATAAGCAATCCATAACTTAAAGGTGAGGTATAGGTTAAACAATGTCAAGTTGTCTCTTTCCACCGTTATTATCCAAGTACCACCAAAGACCGTTGTTATCTTGAAAAGGTATCTCTCCAGCCGATTCAACCTTTTGGATTAAGTAACCCAACTCCCTAGCCTTATCCCGATTTGATTCAACCCAACCGTGACAACCTGAGGTTCCAGTCCCACATAAAACAATAAGATTCGCTGATTTATGGAGTTCCTGATTCTTACTTCCGCCCATCATTCTTGGGCGCCGATGGTGAACTGAGACTGGAAAACCTAGGAAATCTCTTCCGCATCTTTCACATTTGTAAAAGGCTCGGGCGAGAACTGCGAATCGAGTCTCATCATCAACTTTAAGTTTAGGGTTTGCCATTGGAGTCTCTCGTCTGCGAGGGCGTCCAAGCAAGCAGGGCATACCTTTGCCGTCGTTTGAATCTCCATTTGTAATACCAATCGACAAATCGAAATATCTTCATGCGTCAGGTGCCACAGTCCCGCTATCTGTTTCCAACGGAGCATCCGCCACCCTGTTTCTTTCCCTGTATTCCCGAAACTCTTTTTTCCATTTAGCAATAACTTCAGGAGATGCTTTTTGTTTTTCTCGTTCCTCAAACTCTAAACTTAGAAGACGGCTTTTTTCTCTTTCTCTTTCATCAGACATCCTACGACGCCATTCTTTGTTTATGTGTGATGGTTGGATAGCCGTGTCAAAGTTTGCATAATGCCAAGAAACAATTCGTTTTGCTTCCTGTAATGGTAAATCCGAGTCAAAAGATTCTGCCCATGCTCGAACCTTTAACTCATCAACTTGAATTCTTAAATCGTAAATACCGATGAAGCCGACAAGAACTGCAATATCAGACAGACTCATTGCGGAGTTTTTCTGATAACTCGATGGCTCTAATTGCTGATTGCTCATGTTTTGTCTTTACCCCCACTCCTCTAAGAACTAAGTCCATCTGTCTCATAGATGGAACTGTGCCTATGTAATCTAACGCCTGTTCAATTTGTTCGGCTTGGTAGCCTCGCTTCTCTGCCGCTTGGCAGATTGCTAGTAAAGAGTGCCAAGCACTTTTACCCAATGGTTTAACTCTTTGCTTCTCCCACCATTTTCTTGCTACTGCTTCAGAGAGTGCGACAACTGCGACAGCAGTTTCGTCACTCTTCGTTGTAGATAGGACGGATGTATAGGACGGATGGTACGGAGTGGAGTTGGGGAGTGAAGGGGTCAGAGTTGGGGAGTCGGGGGTATCTAAGTTGGGGAGTTCTACCTCTCCTAAACTTTGTTCGTCCCCTACTGAGTTGGGGAGTTTCTTCCATAACAACTGGTAGACAGTTGCATTACCTCGGGAATTACCTTTAGTAATAATCTTGATATGCCCATCAGCCACCATCTCGTTTATGACTTTCCGAACATACTCAACTGAACATCTACCCTTGGAAGCAAGGTTTGACTGAGAGGCGAAGAATCGACCATCATCATGAGAAATATCTGCGAGCGCAAGATGAATTAAAAGTTTGGTTCCATCGTAAGGCGAATCCGCCCAAACTTTAGTAATCCACCTGATGCTCACAAATCTCCTCCACAATGAGGGCAATTTTTCTTTCGCCCTTGTCGTTCAACTAATCTACCTTCAATACAAGAAACATCTACATAAACCTTGCATCCATTACGAGTCTCTTTGAGACGGGCAATGCGACCTGATTTATGGAGGACGGACAATACACCCGAAGCGGTTCCATGGTGAAGTCCTGTTACTTCAGATAACTCTTTCCAAGTTAGCCCAACCAATTCTCTTTGCGATAAAAGGTTTAAGGCTTGCGCTTGGCGTAGGGCAGTCTTACCCGACCTATCCGCCTTTAGCGCTCGCTCTTTAGATGTATCTGTCCCACTATGTCCCGAAGTCCCTGCGTATGGAAGTTCAGGATGAAACAGCAACTCCTTCGACTTTGACTTCATCGGATTCCTCTTCCAATTTTGGTGGGTTAATTTTTAATTGTTGCTCACGGAACTTAAGACGGAACTGCTCTAAAAGTTCAGCGTTGTATTTTTCTTTGTTGGCAGTTATGTACTGACCAACTGAAGCCAATGATTCCAAGTCGGACGCTTGATGAATTTTTGTTAGAACCGCAGAGGGCGCCATAACATCATCAGAGGATGAGCGTTCGTAGGATTGTGCATCAGGGTCTACTTCATCGGTTGGTAGTGCTAGTGATTGAAGTAAGGCTGTACGGAAAGCAAC